CTGTTATTCGAAGCAATGGGTGATGGAAACAGCGTACCGACCGAAGACGCTCGTAAATTAAAAGCAGCTTTTTTGCAACAGACTCCACTGCAATACGACGCACAAGCTTCAGCGGATTTTGAATCCATATTGAAAAGTATAAACCAACCTAGTGATGATACGTCTAAATTAGTGGTTGGAAATTTTGATACGCTTATAGCTGAGGGTGAAGATTTAACAAGAGTTTCAAAAGATATAGATAAAGCTTTCTCTAGTAACTCAATAAGTGCTCAAGAAAGATTAACATTATTAAATAAAATAGAATCCGAAAGAGATTTCGATAAGCTTGTCCATAAAACAGAAGGTGTAAGGAAATTGTCTGAATCGTACGAGGAATTAATAACTGGTTTCAGAAGTATGCGTATAGGTAAAGCGACATACGAGGATAGTTATTTTGCACAGTTAGGTATTCCAGAGGATATGGCCATTAATGACAGGCAAGATACTAAAAAAAATGGAAGCGTATTCTCTCAAATAGCAAATACAAAAGGAGGATATGAAGCTAAAAGATTTGTTAATAATAGATATTACGCATTTCAAAAATACTTTAGACAAGCTAATCTTTTTAAATTTAAAGAGTATGAGGCAGACCCGCAAACAACTCCTCAGGAGGCTGCTAATAAAGTATTAGAAGAGATGAAGGAAACAGCTACTGAGGTTTTTAAAGTTTGGGAAAACGAATCTATTCGAGAAGCTCAAAGGTTATACAAAATAGTAGTTTATAAAAAGGCTGAGGATATTCCACAACCAGAATTTTAATTAAATCATGGCTGACAAAGAACAAAATAAACCTGTTATGAATCCGTTTTACGGGCAGAAAGAAGGCGTCGATCCTATTGACCCAGAAACTAAACTCACTAAAGAGCAGGTAGAGGAGGGCATTGAAAAGTTTAAAGGCGATGTAAAAAACTATTTAGATTCTGAACAGACAAGAATTATTAGCGATATAAAAACGCAAAAACCAGTGCAATCTTTAACTAGAGTTGAGGAGATTGAAGATTTACCCGAAGGTGCTATTCCAGCAAGACCAAGACCGGGAGCGTATACTCCACCTAAACCAAAAGTAGAGATACCCACTACATTGCCAGAACATGGTATTAGAGCTTTATATACACCAGAAGAACGTATTTTAGAAAGAGCTGTTCAAATAACAGGACTACCTCCTGAAAGCCCTGCTAACCATCAAATCGCACAAGTGCTGGCACAAGATGATCCTTTCTCTGCTGCGTCTATGGAAAAAGCTAAAGCGGAGACATTAAAACTTGTTCGTGCTGGATTAATACCTAACCCAAATTACGACGGGTTCGCTGCTGATGTTGCTGACTTTATTGACTGGGCTAATCCTACTGCTATAGAAATCGCAGGAACACTTGGAACAGGTATAGTCACTTCTCCGTTATTATTATCACCAGAGCCCTTAACAAAAGCTGGATGGTTTACATTAAATGCGTCTTCTGCTGCGTTTTGGAATTTAGTAGCTCAACAAATGGAGATAGGTTCAGGAGCTAGGGAGGAAACGAACTGGTCTGAGGTTACGGCATCCGCTGCTTTAGGTGCTATACCCGCCGTTAAGACTGGTGCTAATCTATCTAAAGCGGGAGTTATGGGTGTTAGGGCCGGAGAAGGAGCAGCTTTAGGACTCGGATACGAAACGCTAAGATCGGGCTTTGCTGCTATATATGGAGAAGATGTTGATTTTAGTTTAGGCACATTAGCTGGGTCTACTTTATTAGGCGGTGGTATAGGCGGAGCATTAGGAAGACTAGAGAAAGGTCTTGTTATATATAAAGATAACTCTTCCGCGAGGGGTGCTTCTATTCTTCGTAAAGTACTTACAGATGAACTAAAACAAGTTAAGAAGGAATTACAACGTACTGAGAAAAAAGGAGGAGTAAATAAATCGGCTCGTGCTAAAGTCGAGAAACTAGAGTCTCAGTTACAAGAGTTAATACCTAACGAAGAGAAGGTACTACAACAAGCTATTGATACTTTGGAGCAAGCTGAAGTTAAACAAATGGAGGAGGTAGCTAAAGTAGCTGAAGAATTTAAAAAGACAGAGGCATTTAAGGTTTTTACGGAAGTTGATGCACCGACTATTAAAGTAGATAGGGAAGACGTACCTCCATTATCTAAAGAAGAGTTAGAAAAAGTTAAAGAAGGTGCTCAACCAACTGTTAGTGACGATGAGAAAGCTAGGGGAATATTGGATGACTTTTTGTCCGGCGGAGGTACTCGTGAAGTTGATCCCATAAGTGGTAAAGTTCTTGATTCGACTGACGAAGTAAAAGCAAGGTTACTAACAGATGATGCAGAAAAACAAAGGCTGATTAATTCTGTTACAAAAGCTATAGATACAGACTTAAAAAACGTAAAAGGTGGTAGGATAGGTAAACTAGAATATTTATCTAAAGTACAAAACGAACTTAATAGACGTTTAGGGAAAGCTGGTGGTGAAGAATTTGCTATTGTTATGAATGCAGCTCAAGTAGCTGACAACGCAGAAGTAGCGGATGCAATAAGTAAACTCGGTATACACATGGCAGCTAACGGTGCTGTTATGGTAAAAGGTTATGACGATTTACTTAAATTATTAACTGATGCAGATTTAAACGATCCCAATGTGATTAGCGATGCTACCTCTAGTTTACTGAAATTAATACCACAACAGTTAGCTTGGAAAAAAGCAGGAGCGGAATCGGGTAGGTTGTTGCAATCAAGGAAATACACAAAAGATATATTAGATGTTAAACAAAAAGAAGTGCTTGAGGGCTTAGAAGGTAAATTAGTAAGTGATTTAGACGAAGCTAAAAACCTAACTGATAAACAACTTAAAGAACAATTAAAGACTTTTGGTGATATACAAGTTGTAAAGAAACTTCTTAAAACAATACAACAAGCGGATGATACAGCTGAGGTGCACGAAATACTTGTTAATCAGCAAAAGGCGTTTCAAAGTACTTGGAAAAATACAGCTAAGAAATATTTACAGGACCCATACAAACCTGATGAAAATGGCGGTGCTTCTACATACACTAAAGTAAGGGATATGGGGAGTGATTTAGCTTACGCTGGTATGTTAAGTAGTCCGACTACTCATGCTAAAGTACTTATATCTAATACTGTTATGTCTAAGTATAACGCCTTGAATGGTTGGGTTGGTGCTAAATTTATGGCTACTCTACCTTGGTTGAAGGAAGGCATATCTAAAGAAGAATGGAAAAGGGCTGGTGATTTTTGGCAGAAAACTATGACGACCTTCAGTACTTATGGGGCAATCACTCATAAGGAAGCTATGAAAGCTTTGAAGTCTGGCGAATCTGATATACGTTCTCATTTTGAGCGAGTAGGTCAATCAGCTTTTGCTATGGAGCGTACTGGAATGTCAGGAGCATTAGGTGCTACTTTTCAAAACATAGGAGCCTTTGTGGATTTACCCGGTAAAGCTATGTCTTCTATAGACGTTCGTACTAGGTTAAATCTAGCTCACGCCATGACTCACGCTAAAGCTGAAATAGATTATCAAAAAGCAGTAGAAGCTGGGGAACAAGTAGGAACATTTAGACAATATTACGATAACTTTGTTAGTAAAGTATTTACTGAATCAAAAGGTAAACTAATGACAGAGGATCAAGTAAGGCGTAAGGCTGTGCTAATGGCTGACAAAGAAGGAGTGGCTCCTGAAAACTTAGCGTCTTATATCGATAACTTTGTTAAACAAAATTGGGATAAAGATACTAGTGCGTTTGTAGATTATATAGAAAGAAATTTAAAAGAAGTTACATTTACAGAAGAAATGGGAGAGTTTGCGGACCCCAATATGTTGGAAAAAGGAAACTATTACTTAGAGCAGTTTTTGCGTACATACCCAGCATTACAAGTAGTACTAAATCCGTTCATGCGTACTGGAAGGAATATACAAAGAGGAGCTGCTGCTGTTACTAGTCCAGTGAAAACTTTAGCTGCGGCCATAGATAAGATACCAGTAGCTAACAGAACTCCATTTATAAAAGATGTACCAAGATTAGCTGAAAAACTTTGGACTAAAACAACTAAGGATTTAGCCAGTGAAGACCCTATTATAGCAGCTAGGGCTAGGGGGCAACAAATTACAAGTATTGGTATAATGGCTACTGCTTGGGGTTTAGCTGAAGGAATACCCGGAGTAGCCGAGTTTGTCGGGACTGAAAGTCAAGACTGGAAGATGAAAAAGGCTATTCGTTCTGCTACCGGAATGCCGGAGTATACCCTTCGTATTGCCGATCCTACTAGACCCGGTAAACAAAAAGCCATAAGTCTGGCAGCATTAGAACCTTTTAATACTATTCTGAGCGTAACTGCTGATATGAAAAGTTTAAGTAACGGTACGGTGGCACAGCGAGAAGAAGCTAGAGACTTGTTTCAAGTATTTACATTAGCTTTATCTAATAACTTAACTAATAAATCTTACTATAAAAACTTAGGAGATGCTATGAAGTTAGTTACTGAAGCTACCGGAGATAAAGAAGCACAAGCAGCTCAAGCGTTCAGACTGTTAAAGGGACTTGCGGGTCAAACAATACCATCAGCTCAGAACAATTTAACTTATATGTCTGACGATGTTATCCGAGAAAACAATTCTATCATGCAGGTCATAGCTAGGAGGATGAATGGTTTATCTAAAGCTGTACCACCTATGCGTGATATATTTGGAGATATTGAACTTAGAGGTTTTAATGAAAAACGTGGAGGGGGTCTAAATATATTATCACCATTCGGCGTGTTTAATCAACGTGGCGATATAGATAAATATGTGGAGATTGACGAGGTTACTGGGTTTAGGACATTAAAGAAAGATATGTTCTCTAATATAACTAGGGATCAAATAGCTAAAGAACTTAGACAGGATGGAAGGCGTAAAGTTGAAAAACAAGATATAGAGAAAGCTTACCAAGAAAGAATTAGAGAAGCAGCTTATGCTGTCTGTATTGAATTAGGTGTAGCTCCTCATTTTAATGGGGGTACTACCAAACTTGATGGGGTAGACCTACAAGAAATAATACACCCAGAAACTAAACAAGATGCTTTTGACAGATGGCAAGAGATTGCTAATGAGATGAAATTAAACTCAGTGTTACTGCCCTCTAAAGGGGGCAAGACCATGAAAGAGGTTATCGTAAGTTTGGCTAAAGGAGCTTATAACACACCTTATGGTAATTTTGATACTAGAATAAGACGTGCCCCTAAAACAGCTTTACCCGAAGGCACTGAACAAGCAGATGAAGAAAGAGTTAATACTATTAAAACTGTCTTTAAATATTTTAGAGATCAAGCCCTTGAAGAACTGCGTAAAGAATATCCCATACTAGAAGAACAAAGAGAAGCTGTTGAATTATTTCAAGAAAGACTAGATGAACCAGCTCGTTTTAAAAAACCAGAAGATTTAGAAAAACGACGGGAGTATGAACTTAATGTAAAGAAAGCTAAATTCCCGGTAGAGCAATACAAAGAACAGCAAGTGCCATCTAAACTAGAGGAATTAATGTTGCCGTTTGGTAGAAACTAACTTGCTCTTCTCACTCAATAATTAATAATATACACTTAACATCATGGCTAACACTTTCCAAGATTATACAGCGACAGCCGGACAGACGGACTTTGCTTTTACTTTTGAATACCTTGAAGACGAACACGTAACAGTCGAGATTGATGGTGTTGTTAAAACATTAGGGTCAACAGCCGATTACACTATTGAAACTTCTCCAACTAAAAAAGTTGTACTTACTACAGGAGCTACCGAAGGTGCTATCGTCCGAGTACGCAGAAAGAGCCAACCCGGTGATAACCTTGTAGACTTTGTAAATGGTTCTGTATTAACGGAATCGGAGTTAGACAGAGCGTACTTACACAATCGTTATCTTGCTGAAGAGATCAGTGAGTTAAATGATGCGTCGCTGCAGTTAGAACAAGGCGGTACACAGTGGGATGCTAAGAACAAACGTATTACAAATGTAGGTACTCCTACTGCTTTAGCAGACGCTACGACGAAAGCTTATGTAGACGGTATTGCTTCTGCTATTGC